TGCCGCTTTGAAGCTTGGTCCGCTGAAGGACTTCTTTGTTAAAGTCTGTGCCTTGAATGATGGGTTATCGCGAAGGTATTCTTTTATGAAACTCTTATCGCTCCAACATCCTGGCTTAAATTGATGCCAACGAAAATAATCGCGGGCAGGGATGGATGCTTTTAATTGTCCAAGTCCATCTGCTTTGGCGGAACCCATCTCGCGGTTCTCCTTACGGCATTGTGCTTCACGCATAGCTAACTGTGATTTTTCCAGGTCTACCTCGTAACGCAAATAACGGTCGAGGTTCTTCATAAATTGCGATCCGTTTCCGCTTTTCCAACTTGGTAAGAATATTTCCGCCATTTTTAGTATAGGTTAGAGGGAGGTCCGCATCGCGAACCCCCCTCCGTTAAAAACCCGATTAGTTAAAGTAACCGTGTGCTTTTGGGCTATAGCAGGCGAGTCCGGCTACGAGATCCGCAAAACCTCTGCGACCTCCGCCACGATTCTCAAGCTCAGAAGTAGACTCAGCTTTAAGCATGTGGATACCTACATACTCAGGATCGATAAGGAGTCCTGCGTCTGCATTGATAGTAGCTGATCCGGATGTTCTGTTAACGAACACGGATGGCACGATTGCCACATTACCAAAATCTCCTTCGTAAAAGTTGACTGATAAGGTTATTTTCTTGCTCTCTGCGGGTTGAGTCACTTGATAAGCAAACCCTGCTCCACCTGCTTGACGCGAGAAGTCACTAATTTCCTTTTTAAGTGTAGGACCAGCGATAAGGGTCAACTGACCACCTGGCATTCCGTTAGCTTCGTAGAGTTCTTGAAGAACGCTATTGAAGGTAGTTTCGGTTTGCGTACCTGTGGTGTCATTAGCAACGCATTGCGCAAAGCTTGGAATGTCGGAAGGTTGTCCACCTACTCCGAGGAACTTAAACATTCCGCGAGTTTTGTAGGGAGATCCTGTTCCGCTATCAGCTTGACGATCTTGGGAAGAGCAGAATGCGGCTTCCATATCACGTTTTGTTTCACGAATTGCCTTACTTTCGGCGTTTGCGAACTCAGATGCGACACCAGCGGTATCAACGATTTCTTGGATGTCCGAAACTGCGTAAGTTCTGCGGAACTTCTGCACATAATTTCCGATACGAGCGCGGTTGGCGGCTTTGTTGTCAAAGCTTGTAACGTCCTCACCCTCATTAACTCCATCGAAGGTAGCGGTGCTAAGGTCGTCAACTTGGACTTCGTTGAAAGTACCAGTTGCGTTTAATTTATTAGCCATTGATGTCAATGGCGTGGACTCTGGTTCTAGGATGGTAATTACATCAAGTAATGACTCTCTATTACCAGCGGTATTATAACTAGCGGCTTTGGCCATAATTTAATATCTCCTGTTAAGATTGGTTTTTAATTTTTAAATAAGCTTGGTAATCCGCCATCGAACCCGTTTTATCGAATTTCGCTTTCGCCGCTTGCAGAGACTTCAGCTTCTTGCTTTGCGGTGTCTTCGGTTTACTCGCTCCCGCTTCCGCACTCGCTACTGGAGCTTTGGGTTTGGGTTTAGGCTTGGATGCGTTTTCCTGTCTTGTTCTTACCGCTTTCATGCCTTCGATCATTAGTCCTAATGCGAAGTTAGAATTTGGTAAGTATTCGACCATTGGCTTATAAAGCGGTGATTGCTTTACTTGCATGAATAACTTGTAGTCGTCGCTTTCTGGTTCACCTAAGAACTGAAAGGTCTGAAGCGCTTGCTGATCACTCTGGGATCGTTCATTTATCCACTTCTGTCTGGCGGGTGCGTCCTTGCGAATAATCTTCTTCGCGTTGGCGCGGATACGGCGCAGATCAGATTTAGTATATGTCTTATCACCATCTCTGACCACAAACTCGTTTCCATTGTCGTCGTACTGGACTTCATTATCTAGTCCTTCATCCGCCCATTCGATGAGCGTTTGCATTTGTTCGACTTCCTTGGTAAGAGCCTGCATATCAGATATTTGATGCAAAGCATTGTCCTTGAGGAACTCAGGCAATTCTGATGATTGAGTCTGCTGTGCTTGTTGGGCTTGGGCCTGCAATTCAGCATTCTCTGCCAGTAGTGCTTTTTTCTGAGCGGTTAGTCTTCCGAATCTCTTAATCGCAGATGCGTTCAGCGACTTAGCTAATTCACGACTTTCCTCTTCGGTCAAGTTATCCAGGTCGATATTAAACTTGTTGAGAACATCCGAAGGCTCTGCGGGCGGCGAAGGATCTTCGACTTCCACTTCGTCATCGGCGGATATTTCCTCATTAACTTCCGTAGGCTCCGCAGTTTCTTCAGCGGGTTCGTCCGTCTCTAAGGTGGCTTCCGGTTCAGCTTCGTTAGCTTGTTTGCGTTTCAATAATTGATCTGCAAATTCGGCCATTGATACGTTACCGTCTGCCTGCGTTTCTGTTTCCACGGAATTTTCAGAGGACTCCGAGATAACCTCTTCGGTTAATGTTTCCATCATAATTCAAGGCTCGTTGCCTAGCGTAGCAAATTGTAACCTTTTGTATTGACAAGGGCAATAAAAAAGCCCCTACGAGCTACCCCAACTCGTAGAGGCGTGTATTACACCAACACAAAATTAAAGCTTATAAAACATATCGAGTTCTTCGTCTATAGCCTCAAGTTTCCCCGAAATGTAAAAGTGTAAATTTAGATTTTCAATGTTGCTGGGATTCTGCAACGCCCGGATCGTTTCTTCACGCATAGCCTCACGCAGTTCAATATATCTTTTGAAGTTAGGTTCGTTTTTAAGAACGGACAAGACTCGCGTGATTTCCGTATGATCGATCTCATGGGTAGTTTTTGTCTTCATTTATAGTGTTGGTAGATTAAGCTCAGTACGAGCATTAGGGTATCGATTATCGCTTCACGCTCGAAGAAGAACATAACCAGCAGTATGATCCAGTACCATTCTCTTTGCAGATGGGACACATTACCTTTTCTTGCCTTTATGAAGGCCGTGTTTGGCGTATTGCTTTCCTTTGCGTGTGGCCGCTCTTTTTTTTCTATTGGCCGCCGCTAGTTTAGCCCTACCCGATTTTGTACTTTTGAGTTTCTTAATTGCTTTGGAAGGGGCATAGACTTCGCCTGTCTCGGATGACTTCTTACCAGATGCGGTTCTCCACTTCTGTTTAGTCCAACGCTTGAGTGACTTCTGTGATTTCTTTAGGGGCATTAGCGGTATCCTCCGCCTTTTGCTTTATATTCACGCGCCAACATTTGACTTTTGCGCGCACTCCATTGCCCCGCTTTACCGCCCTTTGATCCACGCTTGATCTTCTCGAATAACCTCTTACGCATGGTGGGCTTAGTGTAGTTACCCGCTTCGTTTACGCGGGACTTGTTCTTTCGTTTAGCTACCATTTCTTGCAAGACCAATACCCAGCGCTTAATTTAGACTTCTTTTCATCGCATTTATGTCTTGCGCGGAAGGATTTACGCCTCGCGGGTATGTTCTTTTTGATGGACATTTTGGGATCTCCAAAACGCACAAGACGAACTTTGTCTCCTTCTTTTGCGAGTACGGCAAACTTCTTAGATTTACCAGGGGTGCGCTTTGGCTTATTATAAGCACTAAACCGCTCATTGCGATAAGTTATCATTTTTTCCTAGCTTTCTTCTTCGCAGAATCGGAAAGATCCTTAAAGTGAAATAGAGGTTTACTTGTTTTAGTATGCTTCTTTCCTGTGTGAAGTTTTCCATTGGGCATCTTATGATAAGACTTACTCCATGTTGTCCCATCGCGCAGATAATGCTTTACGCCTTTAGCCATTATCTTTTTTTACGCTTAACCTTTTTCTTGGTTGGGCTTTTTTTCTTCACCATCTTTTTTCCGTACATATATCCTGGCATGATTTTGGTTCCTCTCTATGCCGCCGCTGTGGCGGTTTGACCAAACTGCGTAGGCGCGGCTCCGAGCCTACCGATCTGAGCGTTTTGTTTCTGCTGAATCTGCATACTTCTTTGTTGCATATAATTCTGAATCCGCTCCTGCAATGCTTGGTCTTGTTGTGCTTTTTGTTGTATGTCTGGTTGTTGCAACCATTGTTGAAATACTTGGAGTTTTAATTCATGGGCATCCTGCGGACGCACATTAGGTGGTACTCCCGCCACTAACTCAGCAATTGTTTGACGCTCCTCATCCACCGCTTTTGCGGTTGCGGTTTCTTTTGGAAGCAGAATCTTTTCGGATGCACCAGGTAGCACTTGTCCGATAGCAAGTTGTAAAAGTCTTTCGGTATCAAGTGTTCCGTTCTTATCCAGTAATCCACCTAGTTCAGCTACCGTCTTTACACGCTCAAGCATTTGTTCGGGGTCTTGCGTAGCCGCGTCGAATTGTAAATAAAAATCAAATCTTTCGTTTGGATTCCCCTTACTGAACTTCTGCATATCGTTCATTCCGGTAACGCGGAAAAACTCGGCATCGGGACCATACTGCTGATAAAGCGTAAACACTTGATCAATGATGTATCTCATATGCTCAAAGATACGATCTATGTTTCTTTGTTGCTTCATCTGCGTATCCACTCGATCAACGGATGGATTGTTTCTTCCGACTAATCTATCGAATTGTTGGCGAGTATATTCACGGACTTGCATACTACCTCCGTCGAATCTTGGCGTACTGGCAAATCTAACCTCACCAGGAGTTCGATAAGGAATACGCACACCCGGCCCCCATGCGGTTGGTGAGCGCCCAAGTGGATGTTCTATGGGTGGCATCGTGGCTAAGGATTGGCGGTCAATACTCGCATCTTCCTCAACCTTGAGTATGTTTTGCGGGCCTTCGCCTAATTCAGCGATGGAACGCGAATGATAAAGTCTCTTACTGGTTTTTTCGTAAGTGGTAACAACGAAGGGATATTTGCCGTGTCCGTAATCAAGCAATTGATGCTTGGCGTACAAATCGGGTACGCGGTCATGCATTATTGTGCAGTAAATACCAGGTACGCCATCTTCATCGAGTAAGCGTTGATAGCAGTAAATGATGCGAACGGTTTCGTCGTCGTCGCGAATAACTTCTTCTTGAAGTCGTAAATTATTTATCGGTGTATCCGTCTCGCCACTCAGCGACATCTCTACGGCCTTATCCACAAACTCTTGATCCCATCCCTCCGTATTTACTTTGGAGTGAAGTTGTTCGGGAGTCATGTTAATGACGTGAAAGCAGTAAGGCGCTTCTTGCGGATCTATTGTATAGGATGGCCAGAAGACATCTTCATCTGGCGCTAATGCCTTAACTCTTGGTTGATTAACCACTCGGCGGGTAACTGGTATTGTAGTCTCCCCTTCCTTGCGTAGCTCGCGAAGCATACCCTTCGCTTTACCCTTGGATACTTTAAATTGATCTTTGAGTGCGGCGGATAATTCTTCATCCATACTTCCGTCTTGGATTGCCTGTGCAATCTGTGGAAGTGCCTGAGCGATTTCATCCAAGCGGATGGATTGTTGCTGTTTAAGGTCTTGTGAGTCCCAATAAACGTAATGCACCATCATACCTTTTTCGTATAGGTGATTAAGTCCCAACTCCACTTGATCGTAAAATTCTTCCATACGAGTATTTACCAACCAACGGATAAACATACTCAGAACGTTTGCTCGTTCCATATCTTCCGATTCAACGGGTGTTGCCACGATATGCGCTCTACGCAAAGCATTTAATGCCTGGGCAACCATGCAGTTAATCGTATCGTCCACCAAGCGAACTTCTTGGTCGGATGCGCCTTCAAATGGAAATACTTCTCCCGTGGCACTTAAATGACTATGTTTTTTATAATCGTCGCTTTTGCCCGCCCATAAGCAATTACGGGTATCATAATCCTTCTGTCTACGATCTATCCACTCACCCAAGTCACTTTGGGTTCTGCGGTATGTATCCTGTAGATAACCGATATCCGGTTCCTTGGAAACAAACAAAAGTTCGGGATCTGCGGCGCTCTGCATAGGCGTAGCAGATTGTAACCATTTGTAGTTGACAAGTCAAATTAATAGCCACCACCACCAGTAGCAACTAAGCTTCCGTCCGTGATGTGATCAGCACCACTTACCAATAAATAACGAAGACAATCAATGTAGTCCTTAAAGTGTTCGGCGCGACTCTGTCCGCTATATTCAAGCATACAAGTAATCATATTCTCACATCGATCTGATACGAATAACTTAGGTTTATTCTTATCCGTCATTGGCTCAGTATCATCCCATGCTAGTGCATCATTGATCTTCGCAATACCCGCCTCCACTTCCACGCCTGGAGCGGGACGCATGACAAAGTCAAGATTCGCCATCGTGTTAATTATGTTACTCTCGCCCTCCTTCTCCCTGACTGTGGCGGCTCCCATGCGGGGGTCAACGATTCGCTCGAATATATCCTCGCCTTCCTCCAATGCCTCGAAGTGATCGCGGTAATCTACATATCCCCAACCGAGGGGCCTTTGGGCAGGGCCGGGCTTTCCCACGCTCTTGCCTACGGCATTAACATGCGGCAATGCCCATTGGCCCATCGATGAATCGGGGAACTCACGATAAACATATATTGATCCGTCCTGCATCACACCCGCCCATATCGCCACCCACGGTTTACTTCCGCCAGGATCGCATACAAAGTAGCGGGTGGCCTGTACCGTAGGGTCGGCGATGAAGGGGATTCGTTCATGGGGGACGACATTGGTGTCGCGGTTGAACTTAGGGAATCTCCCCTCCATCGCCTTGCTAGGGATGCCGTATAGGCGAGCGAGTTTTACCTCTTGTGGTTGCTTGGAGTAGGTGCGGATCAGTTCGCTGTAATCAACAAACGGGGACATCTCGGACCAAAAATAATAAATTCTACAATCAGGCCAATTGGTGGATATCTGCTCTACGGGTAACTCACGCCCCATCAATTCGCTGTATCTCGTCTCCACCGTCTCAGCGCCTTTTAACAGACTATTAATCAATGGGGTCCACCCTTGCAAGGTCGTGAAGGTTAACAGCACCCGTCCGTGGTAATCAACTGTTCTACCCCCTACCAATGTCTCGAATATCTGTTCAGGTGCCTCCTCATCCATATGAATGCAATGCGCTGACCATCCCTCAAATATCTGCGGGTCTGCCTGATACTGCCTATAGTTATTAAAAGATATTGTACTCCCCCGTTCCGCACCTGGTGTGGTTGGCGGTAGGATCGCCTTGGCGGAGTTAAATCCATTCTTCTGTGTATACTGCAAGGAATGATTCTCGCTCTTTTTCTTTGCCCGCTTATATCTCATGGGAAGTGCTTCCCATATGTACCTTTGGGCATCCGAAATACTTCGCTCCTCTGATACATGCAAAGAACGAATCTCCGCTTCCGGTATAGTCTGTGCCATATGCACCAATAAGCGGGAAGCAAAAGTTGTTTTTGAACTTCTATTGCCGCCGAGACAAATATGGATCTTTGTGTCCTTCCAATTCTTCATCACACGTCTCCAACCTGGTAGCGTCCAACCCCATTGAATTGGATCTTCCTTCTCGCTACCAGGTTGGTCTATGATTAGACGACTCAAAGCCTCTGCTCGTTCCGGTGGTAAATCATCAATCTCTTCCTCCGATAACGCACAAGCAAGCTCGCCCTTGCGGTAGATCAAATCATTCGTCCACGGGATACCAAAGTATGCGTCAACTTCGTCGGCGTAAGTTATCTTAGGCATTTAATAATAGTCCTTTGGGTAACTTTTTTCTACTTTTAAGAGAAGATACCTTGATGAGCCGGGTTCATGCCAGTCTTCCAGTAATGTCACTAGCTTATTTAACCCAGATAAATAAATGTCACTGTGTAACTTGCTTACACCCTTTTCGGTTTTGTTTTGTAACTTTCTACTCTCACGTAATCCATGCAACTGAAGGTACAAATACCTTGCCTCTCTTGTGGTTAAATTTTGTTGGGGCATTATCTTAGGTATTGAACTTTCTTAACTTATCCTGTTCCAACGCATAGCCCACGCCATGCCCCAAATCCTTCTTATTCTCTTCCTTGATAAGTTCCTCTTTGGTCGCCCATCCCTTGTAATCGAGGGTCGATCCATCGACCACGCAAAGAACGTATACGTCCACATCGGGGTTTACTTTGAGCGTACTGAGCAATCTAGCAGTTTTATGCTTTGACGCTTTGATGTCATAACGCTTACCACTCGGCATAACTCCATCCGCAGAACCACTTCTGGGCGTAAGTCCCAAATCGGGGAATACGTTCATCTGTTTCGCAAATCCATACTCCGCCATCATTCCCATAACGTCCGCTTCGCTTCCGTCCTGGTTGCCCATCTTCGCATCACGCACCCCGTTACCACGGGCAATGAGACTACGCATCCGTCCAACCATTTGGCAGATTTGTACTTCATCCGGTTGGAGCGTTAGGATCATTGCCTAGCCTGGATCTCCATTCCTACGATGATCGCTTCCTTGAGCGTTTGGACCGGGATTTGCGATTCGCCAACGCTCCATCCCTCCTTATCCGTTCCAATGTCTCTTGGTCTAATTTCAATGGTGGAGGCCCCAGTTTTTTCAAGTCGCACCGTGGTAATTTTTGTACGGATAGTGGTATTGCTCGCCCATACTTTTTCCAGAAAATCGGATTCCAACCCGGTGGTACTTTCATGCTCCATTGCTCGCCTTCGCTTCAATGACTTCGCTGAATAAATCACAACATCTCCTCTTCAACTCAGCTATCTCGCGTTCCTGTTTTTCAATCTTTCGCTTCAACTCCAAATTCTCCTCCGATAAACGACCTACCATTTGTGGCCAGTTCTCTATCTTTTTGCCCGTAGGCTCATATATGTTCATTCGTCATCCTCCAGATCAATCTCACTATCAAACTCAATTACTTCCTCGTCGAAATACTCGTCTATCGCATCTCCCACACATCTAAGTAACTCCTTATCCTCAAGATCGGATTCCTCAGTCCAACGATGGAGTAATGCCTTAATCTCGTGGATTACTTGTCTTTTTGCGTCCATACGTAAAGTTGTAGCCCCAATCTGGCTTCTGCTCCGCTAAACCAGGTATGAATTTAGGCAGATGAAAACTACCTATATGATGATTCGATATCGGTGGAGGCGTGTCGAAACCACGCGAAGACCAGAATTTCCGCCAAGCTCGATCCGTCATCTTAACGACTCCATCATCCATTACATCCGAAGGGACATGGTCCATGATTCTTCTTCGGGCAACTAATTCCCTTCAGATGATCGGGATGCGGATTCTTCGCGCAACCCGTCATCAGCGTTATTAGTATCAGTATCACAATCCTCATGTTCATGACTTTCTTCCTTGTCGTAAAAATCGCGGCAGTATTTACAGTAGTGCGGTAAATCGTATCCTTCCCATCCCATTAGCTTAGTACCTTTCCTATTTGTTTCCCTATCCACTCAGCCACATTGACGGTGACCGCATTTCCCATTGCCTTGTAACGTGGACCATCCGCTTGTTTGACCACCTTGTCGGTAGCCTTCCACTCGTTCCCCTCAAGGATCAGTTCCATCTTTTCCGATGTCCAATTATTGGGGAATCCCTGTAGGCGTTCGCATTCGATTGGAGTCAGTCGGCGGACAGTTAGGTTTTCTCGGACAAGATTACCTTCCTTGCCTCCTGCATTGCATGAAAGAGTGGATGCTTGTTGCTGCTCCCTTATCCTACTATCCTGGTTGTGCCATTCATAGGTAGCCACATGAGGAGATTGATCGTTATGTTCCTTTTTAAGTGTGCCGGATAATTCGATCTCAGGCTTTTGTCCGAATCCACGCTTTAGATCGGATGGTGCAAAGGACATAGACTTCTTGTCCTCATAAGCTACCCCATGCTTATCCAATCCATTAAGGGTAAAAGCTACATCCTTATTTACTCCGCTACCTTGCGAACTCTGCGAAGTCTCACCACCTCCTTGAAGGCAGTAGGTTTCTTTTTGCTCGATCACCTTCGGCCCGCTACCACTTCCTACTCCTGTATTAGTTGTGACCGTACAAGTCGTCTCGCCCGTCAGTTCGCCATTGTAGACGTCCGCCCCTTGGGCTTTCGGTATAAAAAAACTTTCAGCATTCTGTACCATTTGATTGTTGGTATGCTTCGCAAGTTCACCAGTTATAGTGGCACAGACTTCAGGTAACTCTAACTTGTGGCCACCCTCTCCAACGCCTTTTGTAGCATCTCCGGCAGTTCCTTTCCCCGCTTCTCGGCTCGGCGCAGGATACCCTGGCAGGCTTTCGGTGATAGCGAGTATTTCGTCAACGGATTCGCCTCCAAAATCTGAGACAATGAACACGCGCTTCCGTCTTTGGGCCACACCGAAATACTGGCTGTCGAGTAACCGCCATCCTGTTTCACAAGCCCCGCTGTCGAGTAGCTCTCGGATGCACCTTGCAAGTGCGACACCATCATCTGCGGAGAACAATCCACCGACATTCTCTGCCACCGCAAAGCGTAGCCCGCATCCTCGGCCGAGTAACTCTCGAATAAGTCTTGTTGCTTCATAGAATAATCCTGATCGTTTTCCATCTAATCCCTCTCTTTTACCGGCCACGCTCAAGTCCTGGCATGGAAATCCGTATGTTATAAAATCCGCATCGGGCAGATCATCCGCCGATACTTTTGATACATCGCAAAATAGGGGAACATTCGGCCAGCGATGCTTTAATACACCCGCCGCATTCTTGTCCCATTCCACTTGGGCAACGCATTCATGCCCCGCCTGTTCCATGCCGAGATCGAATCCACCAACCCCAGCGAATAAACTAATGAACTTACCCATCTTTTCTCCCCTCCCTCACTTTGTCCCATAACTCGCGAACATCACTCCGTTCCTTCGATAACTCCTTAGCGATCAAATCCCTTACCCAGCTTGCTCGGCTTTGACCGCTAATCGCCACTACCTCATCCAATGCCTCACTAACCAGACTGGGTATTGGTACGCTAAAGGTCGTGTGCGCGGGGTTCATGGTTTCGCCCCATTCCCAATGGACAGACTTAATTGTCATCTATATGAACCTCTCCTCATTCTTGTATTACCTTTATGTACGCTCATAGGGAATGATTAGACAGAGTGTTCAATGAGAGGTAAGTTGGTTGGTAACGCAGAGAAACCCCCCCAACTTCACCACGGAATGTGGTGCATAAAAACCCCTGTTTAGCGACATCCACTAACTCTATGCCTCTGTCTAAAAATCCATTCATAGCCCCATCTAAACCACTTCCCACATATCACGATCCAAGTGCTTAACCAGTAATCGCTCGCCCAACTTCAAATGATCATTTGGTTTACACCTGAATTTGCCATGACTCCCATCCGTAAATTCTATTAACCGCAAAAACTTATTCCTCGGAACCGCATATATCTTACCCTCACGCTCCAATGGATTATCCGTGCATTCCCGTACCATACCCTCAAGCACACTTGGTTCACGTACACTCTCCAGCATCTCATCCACTTCCGCCAAGTCATTGCTCTCACGTTCCAACTCCTCCAACTTAGCCACCATCTTCTTGCTGAATCGCTTCGTACTAAACGCCATGCGCGCCGTACTCGCCTTCAAGCCAATCATATCCGCAAATGCCTTCTTCGTAAGCCCATGAGCCTCCAAAATCTTTCCCGCCCTTTCCGTATCCATTCGTATCCTTTTGTATTATATTGTCGACAAGTCAATACTTTTGTGCAAAAAAATACATATGAATACCAAACGGACCGCCAAAGCTCTCCGAAAGGAATTAAAAAACGACGTCATTGAATCCGCCGCCAAAATCGCAATGAAGAAATCAAATGCGGTAAAGGAAACAAAAATACTCCAGGAAAAGGAAAAGGAACTAACCCGTTCCCAAAAGGATATACAAAGCTATACCAAATACTTTCTAAGACATAAGCTCGAAATGTCAGAACAGGAATATCTAAACGCAGTCTCCAAGAAACTAAACTGCATAGTGGCGGATAACCTAAACCTAATCCACGAAAGACTAAACGAAATACCACCCCAGAACCTAGCTTATACCCTATCCGTACTCTTCGACAAACTTATGATCCTAAATGGTCGTCCAACAAACATAACCGCGTCCGCAAACGTGAAACTGGGTGCTTCCGATATGACACCAGACAAAGTACGATCCATTCTAAAAGGAGCAAAGAAAGCAACCGAAAATCTACCCAAGGAAGCCTCAAACGAAAAAGTAATCGAGGTTTCCGATGAAAAGAACGGGTAATCTATACGAGCAAATATTCTTCGCGGAAGCACTCTCCAAAGACCTCGAAGTCTTTACGCCTCTGGGCGACTATCTACCCCAAGATTGCTTGGTAATGAATAAAGCGGGCAAAGTCTTTAAAACGCAAATCAAAGGGACTGCCGATAAGGTACGGGATTCGCGGGGCGGATTAGGACGATATATGATCACCTGCGCTTCAGGTACCTCCAAGAAAATACGTATGGATTGTACAAAGATAGACGTAGTTGCCGCATACGTGGCCGCCATACCCACCTGGTACTTAATACCATGCCTAGCTATTGACGAGGCCCTGCGCATATCCCTATACCCGCATAACCCGCAATCCAAGGCAAAGCACGAAAAGTACAGAGAAGGCTGGGATATATTCAAAACTAGCCTATAAACACTTGTACGATATTACGTACAACCTCACACATACCTCGCACATACGCCGGATCAGGAACCGATCAGCGTACTTGCGGTAAAGGGGCATAGGGCGAAAAAGTTATACGGGGGGGTGATGATAATACAGAATTAGCGCGAGACGGCGCGGAACCCCCTCCCCCCCTTGTGCGTGGCTCGAGCTTAGTTTTTGGCACGTGATTCGAAATCACATGCTACACGATTGCGTTGACTATCAGCAACTTACGCAATTAAACGCAAGAATCGACGCAAGAAATGCTAGTATTTATGCGGTTTTGCGTGTTTTTCTGGCGTGTTTCTGGCATGTTTTCGCGTTGCGTGCAAAGTTGCTTTACATGTGTATAGCAAAAAGCGCTCACATGGTAGAAATGCATCACATTCTGTTGATTTGCGTCAAACGCTTTTCCCGTTTTCCACTGGTCCGGCGTTTCCATGTTTTTACGTTTTTACCGGTTAACCTGGTACGCGCTTCCATGCCATAAGCGCTTGGCCTACCAGGCCGGGAACCGGCCCGCATGGCCCGCGTTAGCGCGTACCGCGTACGCTATTATATAAGATACAGAATGCAGAAAAAACACTATAAACTTGACATTGTATACGTTTGACGTCTTTTGTATTTCCAAGCGAGGCAATTATGCCAAGCGTAAATGAAAGTATATATATTATGAAAATTAGAAATAAATTTAATTTTCCACGCGGCACTATTTGCGTGGGTCGTAAAATTAACGGTGAATTAATCGCGCTTAAAATAGATTATCCCGTTTGGAGCATTTACTCCGGTGCATTCTCCATTTTGTAAAATGAAAACGAAAGTATATATTATGAAAATTAGAGTTGATGCAACAACGGCGGCGGCCGTCAATATTAACGCCAAGCGGGCCATGATACGGGAAGGCTGGCTTTTACAAGCACCGGACGGCGGGGCGGCGGATTTTATCCGGGCAAAGTTTAGGCCGTACGGTCAACGCTTGGTTAATGCGGCAAGGGTAAAGAGTGAAGATATTGAAAAAGCGCACGAGGTATTTTTTCAGCATTTCTCCAAACTAGTATTGGAGGCCAAGTAATATGAGCTTACAAGAATATATCGAGGCACGCGAGTTGGCCCTTTTGTGGATATTTAACGGCACCACGTATTATGAAGATCAATTGGGGAAAGTCATTTCCTTGCAAGAGATAGAAAGGCAATTCTATGAAAGTTTCAATTCCTAAACTATCCACGCCGGGAAAGATTGACATTGCACGGGCCGCACTTGCAAACGATTTGCCCGCGTTGTCTAAACTTATTGCGGCCATTCCCGGAGATCCAACCGCACGCGGTACAACTAAATACTATGCAACGCGCTTTTTATCTTGGTTCGAAGATCGAAACGGGCCGTTGTATTTTTCCGTATTTGCGGCGGCGGGTAATATGAAATTGCCATTCTATGCATTTTCTAGTTTGCCCGGTTTCGATTGCCCCGGCGCTGGCGCTTGTTTGTATGGTGAAAACGAATACACGCCGGAAAACTTCGGCAAGGGATGGTGTTATTCGTTCACCGGCTGGCGTTATCCGGCGGCCTTTTTTCGTCAATTGCAAAACAGTATTTTGTTACGGTCCAAAGCGGGCCGGGCAATTGTTGCAAATGAGTTTGCGAGTATACCGGAAGGCCGGACCGTGCGGCTTTATGTTGACGGTGATTTTGCTAATTTAGCAATATTGCGATTTTGGATGGATCAATGCAAATCTAGGGATGATATCACAATTGCGGGCCATAATGGCATTGCTGGATATGGATATTCCAAAAGCTGGCAATTATTTTTGACTTTGGACAAACAAGGCTATCAATGGCCTAGCAATTATCTTTTGAACGTTTCCAGCGGGTCCCGGTACGGTTCAAAGGTAAAAGAAAAAGTATTGCAATTGGATTGCACGCGGGGCGAGTTTGTAGCGGTTCCCGTTGCAAGGAAATGGATTATTAGCAAAGCGTATCAAGACAAAGGAAACGCCGGGTCAAAAGAGTACAGGAAAGAAGTTGCAAGCCAATTGAGAAACG